GTACAAACGTACGTCGAGAGGGAGAAAACGGAGATAGAAAATGACCGTAGTTAAATGGAGAAATTCGTAGAATTTCAACCTTATACAATAAAACTTAGCTCATTTATTGTTTTTGAGCTTTTTATTTTGTTTCTCGGTCATTTTCGGTTGCGCCCAAATGCGCCAGCCCCTCTCGGGATTTGCGGAACAGGCGCGGACAGGGCAGCGGCTTCTGTAGTTTGAGCTCAGAAGCGCACCGATCCCTTCCTGTCCGTTTCTCCTGCTTTAAGCGAGCTTGGAGGCTCCGCTTACCTCGCTCTCGGAATCAACCGCAAGAAGGATATGCTTGTAGGTTCCGAAGCCGACGCCGAAGCGGCATCTGCCGTTCCAGACGTAGTTGCCGGTATGATGGTCTATCCAGCTTGATACGGTGAGGGGAACACGGTTGAAGAACATATTACCCGAGAGATTCTTGTTTGCCTCGCTCGACATTATCATCACTCTGTCGTCAGCGGTCTGCCAATTGGGGAGGATAACGACGTTCCAATTGCCGAAGTGGAGGTTGATATCGTTATAGCCGTTTCCGAGCGCTCCCTCTGAACCGCATACCTTCTTTGCGATGGTCTCCGCGATAGGTCTGTTGCCGGGGAGAATGATAGTGTCGGCTGTGTAGCCGAGGGGGTCGCCGTTCTCGTCCTTCATATTTCTTACGGTGACGGAAAGCATTCCGAGCGCCTCCTCGAAGGCTGCCGTGGAGGAAGCTCTCGCATTGCCTGTGCCGCTGCTGAAAATATTACCGTAGAAATAGTTAGACTGAGTTCCGCTCTCCGCGCCGTAGGTGTGAGAGGAGGAGAAGAGGGGAAGTCCGTCACCTGTGGTAAGATCGATGCTTGCGTTTGCGAAGCTCGCATTCGACTTGGTGCCGTTGATGAGCGCACTCTCACAGACCTTGTTTATGGTCTTGTAGTACGCGCGAGTGAAGTTCTCGGCACGGCGCTTCGCGTCCTGCGCGACGCCGTAATTCGCGTCCTCCATCATCTCGGCGGTAACCGTAAATTCCTTCATAAACTGAATATGCTCGATGAACTTCTTGTAGGTCTCGCTCATACTGTCGCTTTCAGCTCCGCCGCCCTCAACTACGGCTCTGAAGGTTTCGAATTCGTTCTGACCGATAATGGTCTCTCCGAATCTGTGGCTCTTCTCAACGTTGAAGAGCCAGGAGCAGATACCGCCCTTTTTGGTGAGAAGGTCGCTCTCGTGCTCGATTATCATTTTAATAGGCGTTTCAAGCTTGCCTATAGCGCTGTTGTTAAGTCCGGTGCTCTTGGAATAAATTATCATTTTTCTTTCCTTTCCTTTGATCAGATATTGAGACGGAAGGTCACGTTGCCCGTCTTTTCGTATTCGTCGGTGCTGACGATGAATGCGAACGTGCCGCTCACTGAGCTGACGCCGTCAATGAGGTCGTTGTCATCGAGATGCGCAGCAACGCAGATGCCGGGAGCAACAAATGTGATGTTGCCGAAGAACTTTCCCTCAAAAATCATATTAGATGTCACGTAATATCCCTTGATTTTCTTTACCTCGCCGTATCCGTATACATCCTCGATGGGTATGAACGCGACGAGGCGTTCCGTGCCGTCGTGATTGGTTATAAGCTGGGTCGCAAAGGTGTAGATCTTTCCTGCGTGAACATCGCACGAGAGCTGAATAGTGATCTCTACTATCTCGGGCGCGTTGCATCTCGCACCGAGTATCTTTTTAAGCTTAAACATATAAAAATCCTTTCTTTTTCGAATTATTTCGTTACTCTTTTATAGAGCTGTCTGATTTCGGAATCGGAGATACCCGAGAACAGCTCTCTTGCCGCGCTCATCTCCGCCTCCGTCATAAGAGGCGCCGCGCCTCTTGCTACGCTGCGCGTAGGTCTGAGGTGCGATCTGTTGTCGGCATAGTGCCTTTTTCTGGTGGCGAGGTATGCCTCAGACGGTGTCAGACCGAGATCCCTGAGCGCACCGTATCTTATTGGGTCGTCAAGCTCGGTGACGGAGGAGAGCCCCGAAAGCTCGGGAAACTCTTCCTTAAGCTCGCTTAAGTCTCTCCTTGCGAGAGCGGCGTAATCGGTGGCACCGTCAGCATCTCCCGCTTCGCTTTCTCCGTCGGGCTTGTCCGCGCAGGCATCGATCTCCGTATTGATGTCGTTAAAAACGGCGGACGTATCCTCTTCATCGTGGTCGTTCTGTAAACTATCATTTACAGCAACGGCTTCGTTTACCTCTGTCACGCCTTCTTACCTCCGCGAAGATCGCCCTTTCCCGTGGTCTTGGTTGACGAGGTTTTTTCCTTACCCTGCTTCTTCGGAGCATCTATTCTGCCGAAGCCGTAGGAGCCGTAGGGATTGCTTTTCTTGTTCATAATTAATTCCTTTCGTGATTGATCATTTGTTTTTATTTTCTTTTTCCTTCAAGTATTCGAGATAGTCTTTCGAAAGGTAGGGATCCGAGTTTATCGAGTCGGCATAGCCTGCAAGCCCCTCTGCCTCCTCCTCGGAAAGCCCGACCGCGAGAGCGTATTGCTTCGCCTGATCCTTATCAAAGCCGTGGTTTATGATATAACGGAGCGTATCCTCCGTAAATCTTCTCCTGACCGCGTCGGACGCGGTTTTTGCCGCCGCCTTTGCCTTCTCCTCGGACAGCCCCGAGTCAATGGCGAAATTGTATGCCTCCTCGGGGTCGCGTATTCCCGCGTCGACAATGTCGCCTACCGTTTTGTAAAATTTCTCGCTTTCCGCCGCTTTTGCCGCGTTCTCCTCCTTGAGTGCGCTCTCAACGAAATCGCGGAAGCCGCTTTTGTTCGTTCTTTCGTTCTCGATATACTTTTCGTAAGCGCCTCTCTTTCTCTTTTGCATACTTTCGTACGCCTTGCCCGAGAGATAGTCGGAGTAGCCGCTTGCCGAGAGTCCGAGTGAGGAAAGCCTCTCGGCATTTGCGCCGAAGCTGCTTTTTGCTCTCTCGTAATCCGCGCCTATGTCGGAGAGTGACTCGTTCAGTATTCCTCGGGAGTCTATCCCGTAGCTCTTAAGCCACTCCTTATAGCTTTCGGGTGAGGAGCTTACCCTTACGTTCTGTATATAGGTTTTTATGAAATCCTCGAGTGTCTGTGACTTTTTCATTCTATCACCTCCTCGGGCGCCGTAGCGCTCTCCTCCTCTGCCGCCATACTGAAGTATTCAACGTTTTCCCTGGCAAATGGGTAATGCGCTCGCTCCTGACATTGCCAATAGCGAAGCAGAGTAACGTTCTTGGTGGGATCTCCGAGAGTCCCCGCCTTCAGATTTTCGAGATTCCTTTCCCACAGCGCCTCTCGCTGGTATTCGGCTCCGCCGTTAAGGTCGACAGAGAAGAGGTAGCCGTCGTCATAATAATACTCGCCCAGGGAAATATCGTACTCAATGAAATCGTAGCGGTTGAATTCGGCATCGTGTACTCTACCGTAGGCGTCCTTGAACATCAGCGCGCGCGGCTCGTCCGCGAACGCGAGATACTGCTCGAAGATCAGTCTGTCAAGACGCGCGTAGGCCGTGTGCTTCATTTTTTTCTTCGATTCAAGCCTGCCCGATGCCTGGGATATTTTCAGCTGCCTTGCGTAGCCCGATTCGGGAGTATAAGCGTCAAGGCCCTGAAGCGCGTCGGAAATACCGAGTATTCTCTTTGAGTGATCGTAGAGCCTTTCCGCTTCTGCGATATCCTGCGAGATGTCGGGGGTCGTGTCGACCTTTCCGTACTGAGAAGCGCTCTCTCCCGGCTTCATTCTGATTACCTGACCGAATACCGAGTTGTTGACCGAGATGCTTGCGTCCTCGGGAACGATGGGTGTTATCGCCGCTCTGAGAAGCTTCTGAAGGATCCTCGACTCAACCTTGTTTATCGCCTGCTGCTCGGGACGAATGTATTCACAGTCGGACTGTCCGTAAAGCGCTTCACCGAACGAGGTGTTCTTGCGTATGACGATGGGGAAGGAGGTTGGCGTGTAATAAGGGATCTCCGTATTCTTCATAAGGAAGCCGCCCTCGGATTCGGTAAGACCTCCGTCGGTTATGACAGGCGAGAAGCTCCTTATCACGGTGCCGTCGCGCAGAGTAAGGTCCGACGGCAGAAGCTCTATATCCTGATCCCTTTTTACAAACGACTTTCTTTTGCATTTGCAGGAATCGGTGCCTCCGCCGCACACCTCGCAGACCGTTATTTTTCTCTTGTAATACTTCGGGATATCCGAGAGAGTAAGCTCGCCCGAAAAGACGAATTTGCCCACGTCGCCGTCTGCGTCCTTATAGAAGCATACTATCATCGTGAGTGTGTCACCGTCGTTTGATTCACCGTCGGTAAGCTCGTAATCGCAAAGCTCTACCTCCTCCTCGCTGACGTTATATCTGCGAAGTATCTCACCTCTTGTCGTTGTAAGGCGCAGGAAGCAGTATTCCATATCCTCGGTGCTGAATATGCTTGGCTGAGGAATGAAGGATGAAGGCGGAAGGCAATAAAGCCTGACACCGCCAACCTCACGTCCGAGACGGATCTCGTTATCCCATTCGACGTACCACACACTTCCGCCGAATATATAGGTGTAACGCTCGTCAAGGTCGTTCAGCTCCTCATAGGGAAGCTTGTCGCGCACCGAGTAGAGCAGTCGCTCTATCGCAAGAGCGTTTCTGCCGTGACGCTCGCTGTAGCAGGCGGGGTCTACCTTTGGATGAGGTATATCCGAGGAGACCTGGCTCTCGATTATCTCGTAGGTGATATTCCTGACGGTGCTTGCCCGCTCACTCGAGCCGTCGATGTCAGCCGAGCCGCGGTATTGCTCCATATGTCTCGAAAATGCTTCGAGGTCGTCGGCATACGCGTTCTTTGCCTTTTCGTAAAGCGAGGCAAAGCCGTCGAGCCTCGCTTCCTTTGATGTGTTTTCTGTTTTCACTTTGGTTCTCCGTATTTTTGCTTAAGATATTTCTTTTCCTCATCGCTCGCGCTTCCGAAGTCCTCCCACATATCTCTCGTCCATACCGAGTATCGCTTTTGCTCGTTATGAGCGGCGGGCCTTGCGTAGAATATAGCAAAGCCTCTCAGCGCGTCGGGGGCGTGGGTTATCTCGTGAGGCTCGTTTGCGCAGTCGGTAGGCCTTATCTTATCGACGGTGAGCGCGGGCAGACAGCGGATAAGCTCTGTGCAGGTTTCGAATATTGTAAGCCTCGGCCCGTTACCCGTGTCGCATAAAAGCTCCTTTATCGCAAGCCAACCCGTCTCTCTGTCGTTTGAGGTCTTTGTAAAATTGATTCCGTGCTCGGAAAAGATCGATGCCTTTGTGCGCCCCGTCTCCTGAGTCCTGCTGAAGAGATCGGGAGGCGCGAGGGTAGCGTAAACGTCCTCGGTGCTCGGCGTTCTCTCAAGGATCGCCCTTGCGGAGGCTCCGATGGGAAGGTCCGACTCGCAGTATTCGCGGTAGACGTAGCACCTTCCGTCGGGGCTTATGGCTATCCAAAGGCATACCAGCCTGTCAAGACCGTAGTCTACCGTACGGTATCTCCTCCAGCCCGTAGGTATCTCAAACGGGCGGCAAACGTGTACCCGTGCGTCGAATTCCGAGAAATACTGCCCCTCGAATATGTTCCAATCTCCATATAGGAGAGCCTTCCTTTCACGCTCCGGCAGAGCAAGAAGCCTCTTTTCGTATTCGGGGTCTCCTTTCTTCAGGAAATCGTTATCAGCAAGAAGGGAGGGAATGAATACCCTCGTCATTCCGTCCTCGCCGAGAAAGCGCTTGCCCGGTACTTCGGAATCGATAAACCGCTTCTTTACCCAGGAGTGACCGACGCCGCCGGGATTCGTCGATGATTTGATCTGCTTCGGGAATCCGTTTGCGCCGCGTACTCTTGAGATAAGGTAGACGTACTGAGCCTCGGTAAAATGGGTCAGCTCGTCGAATCTGATCACGTCGTATTCCGCACTCTGATATTGGAAAACGTCGTTTTCGGTAGCGCAGTAGCCGAAATCGATCACCGAGCCGTTTTTGAACCTCCCGACGTGCGAGGAGGAATTGAAGGTGTATATCTCCCTTGGAAAGAGCGCGAGAGCCGTTCTTATGAGCGACTTTTCAAGCTCCGCAAAGGTTCGCCTGAGAACAAGCTGCTTCGAGCCTCTGTGCCTCAGGGCGAAGAGAAGGGCGTCCACCATCTGGCCATATGATTTGCCGCCCCCCGCGGCTCCGCCGAAGAGCA